TTGCTAAAGTTCTTGCTTGTTGTTCAACTTGTGCTTCAGCTGCTCTTGCTCCTAATTTAAAGCCACCAATAGCTGCTTCAAATGGATTCTGCACTTCAACTGCGTAGTTAATTGGTGCTTGTAATGGATTAATAGTTGCCATGTTTTATCCCTAAAAAATATTACCAAATCCTGAACCTAATTTTCCACCTGCTCCAGCTTGAAAACCTAATATTTGTGTTGGTAAATTTAATAATTGACCATAAGCCTTTGCTTGTCCAATTTCACCACCTGCTCTAGCAGCACCTGCCTGTCCTAATAGATTGGCAATATTTGTTGCTGATAATTGTCCAGCTTGTCCTTGTGCTCCATATAAATTACCAATAGCAGTTGCAGATCGTTCACCACCTGCAGCAGTTCCAGCAGCAGCAGCTTGACCAGCTCTAGTTAAGAATTCTGTTGCACCTTGACCAGATGTTGCTAAATCTCTAGCAACTGTTCCACCCAATGCAGTTAAACCTCCAAGTCTACTATATTGATTTTCTATTGCTTGCTGCAATAAAGCTGGTCTAAATTGCCCTAAAGCAGCCTGAACATTACCACCTCTCAAACCACCAGTAGCAGATGCTCTTTGTAATATTGCTTCTTCACCGGCTTGTACTTGTTGCTGATAACCTGCACCTTGTTCAATCTTTGCTATTGCTTGTGCTTGTCTTTCAGGGCCAAGTAAACCAGAAATAGCTTGTTGTTCTTCTAAAGCAGGAACTCCAGCAGCAGCATATCTTTCTAAAGTAGGAACTGCACCAATACCTGCAGCTTGATATGCTCCAAATCCTGTTAATGCTTGCGTTCCACTTTGAATATATGGTGCTAATAATTTTTGGAATTCTTCGTACTGTTTCTTTTGTTCTTCTACAGCTTTCTGTGATAAAACAGTTGAAATATCAAACTGCCTACGCTGTTCTTCAATACCAGCTTCAGAAGCACCTGCTTGGACTTCGGCAGCTTTTCCTGCAGCTTTTGATTGCATAGAACTACCAACTATGGCAGAACCTCCAACAACTAAAGCGGTGAATGGATCAGGCATTCTCAAACTCCTTCATATAATCTTCGTATGTCTCGCCATAAAGTCTTAATACTAAATGAGCATTTTTAGTTGCATATTCAGCACCATGAATTATTGAAACAGCTGTTAAAACTAAATCATAATAACCAGCTCGCCAAACAAAAGACTTTGCATCGGCTTCACCTAATCTTTCAACAGTATCAGATGCTTGCCATTTCAAGACCATGCTTGCTAATAAAGGTACTAGAAGCTGACTATTTAAAATGAAAAATTGATTTTGGTGCATTCCTACTAAAGTATTCCAGATAGTAGCATCCAAGTCTTTTCTTTCGACTGGATCACCATCTGCAAAGTCATCAAATACTTGAATCGCATCATAGACCATCATTAGCCAATCTACGACTGGCATAGGCAAATTGAAAACTGTAGTTAAGTTTTCTTTAAGCCAGTTGGTCATAAACAACTCCTAATAGAATTGAGCTGCTGGTGGCTTTGGATTCTCAGCGATTTAATTGTACCATTAATCTTCATATTCTTCATCTTCCCAAGCCTGACAAACACGCATATCGTTACAAATAAAGTTCAGTTTTTCACAATGTCCACGATAACCATAACCAGTATCATAGCCAGCCATAGGGATTCGTTCAATTCGAACCTGAGTCATCAATGAATTATCATAATATCCACAGTTTGAGCAATGTTTACGTCTAGCATCTTTTGCATCGCATTGCATCGCATCTGCTAATGACTCATAAAAATCAGGATTAGACTTAGGATCATTACTAGGTTCTTCTGGCCCATAATGCCAATCTTTTACTGCAACCAAAAAGTTTTCAGTATTCTCAGCCTTGGTTAAGAATTCTTCCTCTGTTGGAAGTCCATTAAATCCTCTAGGGATAACCATAAATTCCTTCATAACTTCTCCTATGTTATTTCTCGCCCAGAGGCACGAATCGTTAAACTGGTTGCTGCACTTGCAAGCGTAGATATAAAACTACTAGGTTCTAAAG